GTTTACATTTTCCGTGAATTCAAAGGTCGCTGTCAATCTAGCATCTGACGTTGTGCCACGCAGTACGCCTTTCGGTGATGGGTGTGTAACCCTACTAGGCTTTCTTGTCATTACCCAGTTTTTGGAATACTGCAGGCCGTGAATGAAAGCAGGCGAACTTGTTACTAGGGTTATCCTTAGTTTGTCTTTTTTATACTTTTTGGCTACTTCTGACATAAATCTTGAACCTAGCCCTATGCCCTGATAGTCAGGCTTTACGACTATTCTGTGGATGCGTTTCATGTTCTTGACGCTTGGGTGTGGGAAATGCAGTACAGAACACCATGCGACGGGTTCTTTGCCTATTTCGCAAACGTACTTGTGTGCTGCATTGTTGTGGTCGTGGCTCAGATAGTGAAAGTCCATGAATTGCTTCCATTCTGATTGTTTTGCAGGCCTGATATGGCATTTGATTTCTGGTCGCCTAAGTAACCTCCGAGAAAATTCCATCGTGTTGCAGTCAAACACCCAGTCTGGTTCTAGCCATTCTTCAATGTCATAGTGGCAACTAACAGCGATGAACTGCTTGTCTTGCTTGCGGATGAACTTTTGAATTGCAGCTGAACCGATGCAAGCCACTTGTCTATCAACGACAGATGTGAATTCGTCATAGATAAACGGCTCTTTGGCTTCTAGTATCAATCGAGCCAGTTCTGCTCGCATCTTCTGTCCGTTTGATAACACAGCAAATGGTTTTAGCCAGTCTGGCGGTGATGCAAAACCCACTTTTGATAGTATTTCGGTAATATCTTTAGCAGAATGTTCACCAAAGTCATCAATTATTGACTTGCCAGCCCATTCAAAGCCATCAAAGAATCTGAAATCTTTAAAGACTTTACGCGCTATCGTGGTTTTCCCTGTGCCTGATGCACCAACAATAAGCCCGACATTCCACTTTGTGCCTTCTATCGGGATATTTACATCAAATTCTTTTCTGACTGTATCCATGTCACAGTCAAACATTGACTTGACTTTGTTGGCTTTGAATGAATCAGAAGACTTGGATTCGACTACAAACTTTGAACTCGGCATTTGTAGCCCTCTGAATCTAGTCTGTTAAATATCTTTTCTTGTTCCGATTCATCTTTGCATTCCACAATAATATTAAACACTTCGTGGTAATTTTGGCCTTCTGGCTCTTTTTCTTCGACTTCATCAAACATCTTTGCCAGTTCGATTTCGTCAAAGCCTAAAAGCGTCAAGTCAAAGTCCAGACTGTTTAGATGTGATATTTCTAGTTTTAGAACTTCATCATCCCAGCCAGCGTTAAGTGCTAGTTTGTTGTCAGCAATGACATAAGCGCGTTTCTGTGCTTCTGTTAGTTCGCTCAGTTCAATCGTTGGCACTTCTTTATGCCCCAACTTCCGAGCTGCAAGCAGTCTTCCATGGCCTGCAATGATGCCATTTTTGCCATCAACCAATATTGGGTTAGTCCAGCCAAATTCCTTAATGCTTGCCGCAATCTGTGCCACCTGTTCGTCAGAATGTGTGCGACTGTTGTTTACATAAGGAATTAGTTCTTCGACCTTTTTTTGGGTGATTTTCACTTCTTTTTGGCTTTTTCTGCCTGTCGTTTTTCAGAATACGCTATCGCAACGGCTTGTTTTACGGGTTTACCCGCCTTAATTTCCGTCTTGATGTTTTCTTTAAACGCTTTCGGGCTTGTCGATTTCTTTAGTGGCATCGTTTTTCTCCAGTTCAGATAGTGTCCATTGGCATTGCTGTAACGCACCATTTATCTGGTGCAACTGTTGTTCAAGTTCCTTACCTTTGCTGATTAAGTCTTGAATTCTTAGGTTAATTAGTTCTTTAGTCATTAGCAGTTCCAGTTCTTCAATGATGCTTTTGCCCGTTCAGCAGGCCCTTTTGCGTTCTTTACAACGCCTTCCATACGCGCACAAAATGACGCTTTACGCCCTTCATCCTTCTTTGTCTTAGGGTTTGGGGCTGGTGGCTTCAGATGACTGCCGTTCTTGGCGTTGTATTCAGCGCGACCCTTGGCGGTCATGCCAGCGCCTTTGTCCGTTGGGTTGTAGGTCTTGCCCTTGCCCGTGGTCTTGTGTTCAATGGGTTTGTCGTGCTTTTTCATACTTCCTCTATTACGGCACAAATGTCTTGCCAACTCATTTTTAAGTGGCGTTCACCATTTAGATTTAGTTCTTCAAACTTCAAGTATTCAGCGCTGTAATCTTTGGCTAATGTGCCAAATACGACTTTATCGCCAATATTTACGCCTTGAAATAGCGCATCATCGCCAGCTGCAATGACTGTACCGATTGAATCGGCCTCTGCCATCGTGCTTGTGTCTAGGATTAAAGATTTAACCCGTGGTTCGGGCTTAACAATGATTTTGTCGCGCAACGGTTTGACAATCATTCTGTCACCTCTGGCTTGACTTTTGGTGGTCTGCCCATGCGTTTAGCGCGCAAAAAATCCCCCGCAGGGGAAACTTCGGCAACTGCTTTTGCGAAGAACTCACCGCAAACCTCTTGTGGACTGCGGTTTTGATATGTGGGATAGCGCCTACAAAGACCCAATATTGAATTGGTATCTACGTAATGCTTACAGTCTTTACAATACTCAGCAACCATATCAACTCCTTTTTAGTTGGTTGGCTAGAAGCCCCGTAAGTCCCGACTGACTTATGGGGTTTCGCTTTTAACGATAGTGTGAACGGTCGTGGGTATAGCAAACGCCAGCAGTACGACCAGTATTGAACTCGCCTTCCATGCCAGCAGTTTTGTCTTCTTTACCCATGGCAACACCACCAACGATTTTGCCCATGCGCTCACCAGACATATCGCTCGATGATGCACCTTTAGGTGGGGTTGCGCCTGTGGTGCTTTTCACACCTTTACTTGAGTCCATTTTTCCCATGATGTTTCCTTGCAAGGTTACGACATTGTGCCACAATCAGGCTATGTCTATTCCATTATAGGGAGTTTTTTCAATGGCTACAAATTTTAAAATCACACAGGCTAAATCTAAGCCTACCAATGGCGGCCATTACGTTATGGAACGCGAATATAAAAAAGAAGCACGTAAAGTTTCTGAACTTGAAAAAGAATTAAAAGAGCATGAAAAGACAGATATGGCTCACGCTCACCCAATGCACAGAAGCCATGAAGCACAGCCACAAGCCGGCATTCCAGCGCTTCGTAAATAAGTTGTTGGTAACCACCTCATAAAGCAGAGTGTTCAACTTCCTTGGTATTTGCACAGTTCAAGGAAAATAAGGCGCTAACCCTTATTTGGTTACCAACACGGCTGAGGACTACTGACTTTCTATGCTGTGTGCATAGCGTCAAACACAATCCCCATGCGTGTTGGAACTCAATTTGGTTGTTTTCTATACAAGTTAATGTATATGTGTACAAGAAAGCCAGAAAAGTATACACATCCAACATCCTTGAACGCTGGCTTAACATTCCAACAATTTATTTTAGCCACAAACCCCGCTTTTGTAATTCTTGCAGGGTTTTTTCATGTGCGTTGTCCCACATAGTCTGGCGTTCTTCTTTAGATAAACACATCCCTTGGTCCAATTCTGCATGGCATGGATAGCACAAAGCGGCTGTGTATTCGTCTGATGCTTTAATCCCACGCCCTTTGCCGTGTTTAGCCCAGTTACTGTGTGCAGCTTGGGTTTGCCCTTCTGCACCGCAATGTTGACATGGCAGACTTGCCACGTTCTTTAAGTGATTCTTACTTCTAAAATAATTAAACTTGGGTATAGACAATGTCATGTTCTGCCCCCCACGCAAGTAGAAATTCAACAAATTCGCTGGCTTGGTCTTTTGTAAAGTTGCGCGTTTGTGTGCCAAGTTGAACAATCCCATCGCCAGCCAAATTAGGGATAACTGCGCCTGTTTTTAAGCCATTGTCTTTACAGAACTGTTCAACAAGTAATCTTTTCCAACTCTCTGCATCCCATTTAGCACCCAAATGTTGGGCTTGTTTGGCTATTTCGCCAATCATGGCGTGGTACTTTTCTTCTTGTTCACGACTTTTTGCTGCATCTTTGATTTCTAGCGTTAGTTGTTTGCCAGATTCAAGTGCGCTTATAACTTTAGGCCAAAGATTTAGCATTAAAGTTTTTGCCTGCGATTGACTTGTTAGTTTGAATTGCACTCTTGCACCATGATGTTTGCGCCTGCAGTTTCTGCATAGACTTTTTTGATGTGGGCTTCGACTATCTGTGAATCGTTGTCATAGACAATGCCTTGCATTGCGTCGGTAATACTTTTGTAAACATTATCTATATCGACTTTTTTGGGAAATTCCAAACCCAATAAACACGCTTCCTTGCGCTTTTTTGAATATGACGCTGGAACTGTATAGCGCAGATATAAAAATACGGTTAATGGCCCATTTAGTGGGTCTGAAGTGCCTATTGCGTGTCTGGCTCGCATTGCTACGTGCGTTTCGTATTCAATAGTCTTTGCGTCTGTGTAAGTCTGTACAAACTGCCCTCTACGCGCAAAGCGTGGTCTGCCTTTGGGTACTGGGTCACCATCGACAGTAAAAGTTACGACAAGCGTCATTCTTTATCCTGTTCAATAGGTTTTACAACTGCCAAACCAAATATGTTTGCAGTCTTTTCTATACGTTCGCGTTCATATTCAGCACCCATTTCCCAAGCGTTTATTGCCAAAGTTACAGCATTTTCATCAACGCAAGCACTTCTAAGTAGCGTCACCATTTCCTGTTTGTTCATTGCGTAATTCCTTTATTCGTTTGGCAATCAAGATACTTAGAGTAGGAAAATCCGACTTCAGAAGTTTTGTCATGTGTCTGGCGTGGTCTATCGTTGCTGGATTCATAGCCAGTAAAGCATAGTGATTCGCCAAATAGTCCAGAAATGTCTCCTGTTGCGTATAGGGCTTGATTTGTGACAAATAGGGGCATGGGTTGTCCGTCACGGCATCTATTAAGCAGTTCATGCGCTTGTTGTTTATTCACTTAGGATTCTCCAAGCGGTAACTGCACACAGCGGGACTTGTCCGTTGCCAATGGTTCTAATTTGGTCCAACCTAGAGGCCAGCCCATCAACCACTCGGTCCACATTGGGTTCAATCTGCCACCAGTTTCGGGATTCGTTTTCTTTGCCTCGTACAAAACTGCATCCGAAAGTTTTGCGCCATAAGTCATATTCTTTTTGTTCAGTTTCCTCAAAATGTAACCGCCCGTCTTCGTTTGTTCCACTCTGTCTGACTGTTCCCCGCCTTCCATGCAAGCCACGGTCGGTGTTGGCCACATTTTTTCCAACAATCCAAATTCTTTCCCTTTGATGGTTTGCGCCAACGTCTGCTGCTCCCAACACTCCCCATCGCGCATCAAACCCCATGCTGGCCAAGTCTCCGAGAACTGTTCCAAGTCCCCGACTAGTGAGCATTGGTGAGTTTTCCACAAACACGAATCTTGGTCGTACTTCGTGAATGACCCGCGCCATTTCGTGCCACATTCCACTTCGTTCACCGTCAAGTCCGTCACCTTTTCCTGCGATGGATAAGTCTTGACATGGAAAGCCCCCAGAAATGACATCAACAATTCCTCGCCACGGCTTTCCTTCAAAGCTGCAAATGTCATCCCATATCGGGAAACTTTCAAGAAGTCCGTCATTTTGTCTGGCGCACAGTACGCTTGCGGCATAAGACTCCCATTCGACTGCACAGACTGTTCGCCATCCAAGAAGTTGTCCGGCAAGTATTCCTCCACCAGCGCCCGCGAATAAAGCCAACTCATTCATTTTCCAGTCAATCGTTTGATGTATTCACGAACCGACGCAGGCATCGGGGCAACATTTCTTGTGTCTTCTTCTATTTTTGCCAAAGCAGGGTCTTTGAAGTTGACGTTTACATTAAGCGTCATCTCAGGCACTTCTGCCCCGTCCCAGCGCATTTGATTGATGTAAACAAGTGGCGCAGGAATAAACGCGCCTTCGTTCTTTTTCCATTGTTCTGTGGTCTTCATCCACGTAACGTGCTTGATGATTTGGTCTGCTTGCAAGTCAAGTTTTAACTTGTCCCACTTTGCTCGACATTGGGCTTTTCCGCCCTTTCTGACGTTACTAGGCCATGTTTTCCAAAAGTCTTCAAACATCTTCTTCCTTTGGTTGATAAATCCCGTTCCAGCGAACTTTTTGTTGCTGCATGATGTCTTGTTGCAAATTAAACAAAATCTTTGTTTGCTCTGGCGTTATCAAAAACATCGTTTCATGCCCACATTCAAAACATTCTTGTTTGATTACCAAGTAACCAACATTAGATACGTAGAATTCAGTAGGGTAACTATCTAGTAACTTCATATATATAACCTTGCTTTTTGGTGATTGTTGGAGCAAAGCACAGCCTTACCGTGTTCAAGAACAAAGTTCGCTCTGTGCTGTGACTTGCTTTTCGGAGCCATGTCATCGCATCGCACTAACCCAGACTGTTTCAACCACCGCGCTCTAGGTATTCGCCCACGCTCCCTGCTTTGGCTTGCTCGTGTAACAGGGTATCTCTTGCCCAACCATCGACGTACCGCATTGGGCAGTCCAAAAGCAAAAACCCCGCAAGATGCTCTGTGGTCTTGGCTCTTGGCGAGAGCAGTAGGAAGGCGATTTGTCAAAAGAGAAAAATCCCAATCGCTAACTACACGACAAGACCACACAGTACCCTGCGGGGTTATCTCTCTTTTGACTTCTTCGCCTAGATGCCACTCTAGACGGTTTGAATTATACATACTTTCCTGTTTATGCAAACCAACTAGGTTTTAGCAGTTGTAACTGCCAGATTCTTTGCTGGGGTACTTTCTTCCATTGGCTTACAGCTGCTTGGCTGATACCCAACAGTTTGGCAAGTTCAACCTGTGAGCCTGCTAAGAAAATTAAACGATTTTTATCCATATTTGCATTATACATAAGCGCACTTATGTTGTGGGAAAGCAACGAATTAAATAAATATGCAATTATTTTCGTTTCCGATGCCATAAATGCTTAATCTGACTTATAGTTCAGTCATGCCGTAGCGCAACGCAAGCGGTCTTTTAAGGAAACTTTATGAATCAAGCAACCCGTGACATTATGGCTTTGCTCAAAATTGACGCACAGACAGCCATACAAGTACAGAATCAAATGAGCGCATCAGGATTTGATTTCTCAGAGGCAACCCAACGCGCATTTAACAAAGAGGCAAAACTTTGCTATGCACTTATCAAGGAGTTGTCAGCATGAAAGCCCTACAAAAACCAGCAACATTTAAAGAAACTTTGACTAGGCTTGCTCAAGGCGGATTTGTAAGAAAACCAGGTTTTAATTCAAAGTATGGAGAAGTTCTTAACAGTAGCGGTACTTTTTTAGCAGTTATTACAGAACACACATATCACGAATTAGTAATGACACTTAGTGGTTGTGCAAGATATGGTCACAACGAAAAAAACTTAGATGTGCGTGGCATTGTTTATCGCTACATGGCTATCAATGGTGACTTTAACTATCTTGCAGACAAATTGATAAGTAAAGAACATGAATGGAATAAAGAACGCGCTAAACAACTGGAGACAACAACATGAAAAAAGAACACGCTGAATTTGACTGTATGGTGTGCGAACACCCAGATGCGCCAGATGTTGACCTTGAGTGTTACTTTGACGCACAAACGTCTAATCTGTGGTTTGTCTACATCGGTAACGCACTTATTACCGACTTACTGCGCGACACAGTAATCCAATCCCTAGAACGTGGCTACGTTAAGGCTTGTAAAGAACAGGCTGAAAACGACAAACTTGATTACGCACTTGCCCGTTATGAACTTAAAAAGGAAATGTCATGAAACACAATCGTTACACACAAAACGCCATTGAAGGCCCTTACACACCCACACGCCCTAGCAAGGCAGACCAAGTAATTTTCTGGCTATCAGGCTTTGTGTCTGGTCTTATCTTTACCCTTTTAATCACAGGAAACTAATATGCGTCTCGAACTAGACATTAGCGATTTAAAGCATTTCATTGCTGAATACATCAAAGATAAATACAACATGGAAACGCTAGAAAGCAATTTCACTTACGACTTGATTGACTTTGACGAACACTTATTCGGTCTTAACTGCGAAGTTATGGACAAAGACGAATACGCCCGTATCAAAGCAGAAATTGACGAAGAAAAACGATTCGAAGAACTTAACAAAGGAACTACTGTATGAAAAACATAGCCACAGCATTGGTCAAAGCCCAAATTGCCTTTCAGCCAGCGCTGAAGAATTCGTTAAACCCGCATTTTCGTAGCAAGTATGTTGACTTAGCATCTTGCGTTGAATCTGTCATAGACGCTTTAAATGCCAATGGCATATTCTTATTTCAGACAACATCGGAACACCCAGACGGGATTGTCTGCGAAACAAGTTTCTTGCACGAATCAGGTGAACGCTTAGACTGCGGGAAACTGTTCTTCCCTGCGCCCAAACACGACCCACAAGGGTTTATGTCGTGCTTGACTTATATTCGTCGTGCGTCGCTTATGGCCGCCACTTCACAGGCTCCCGAAGACGATGATGGCAATGCAGCATCCACAAAGCCCAAAGAAGTTAAGGCTAATCACACATTGATGCAAGACCATCTGACAACAATCAGCGATGCAAAGACGGTCGAAGAATTGCAAACAGCGTTCAAAGAAGCATATAAATCAGCAGGCACAGACAAAGAATGGCTTGAAGCCGTCACAGCTGCAAAAGACATGATGAAAAGGAAACTTAAATAATGGAACAGCGTACAGAAGAATGGTTTGCCGCCAGATTAGGCAAAGTCACCGCAAGTCGTGTGGCAGACGTAATCGCCAAAACAAAGACGGGTTATTCCGCTAGTCGTGATAACTACATGGCACAGTTAATCTGTGAACGTCTAACTGGTCAACAAGGCGAATCGTTTATCAATACTGCCATGCAATGGGGTACAGATACAGAACCACTTGCTAGAAGTGCTTATGAGGCTTTTGCCGACTTGATGGTCGAAGAAGTTGGGTTTGTACAACACCCAAAGATTGACAAGGCTGGCGCTAGTCCTGATGGCTTGGTGGGCTTGTTTGGTATGTTGGAAATTAAATGTCCCAATACAGCCACCCACATCGACACGCTGTTAACGCAATCTGTGCCGACAAAGTACATAACCCAGATGCAATGGCAGATGCGCTGTTGTGAACGCCAATGGTGCGACTATGTGTCTTTTGACCCAAGACTAAGCCAAGACCTTCAGTTGTTCGTTAAACGTGTCGAATTCGATGCAGCTTA